GTGCGATTGTATTCAACCGCACCGAATTTAAAGATATTGTGTTAACCTTCATATCACTCCAAAATTAATGCCTTGACAGGCTTAACATTGCACTGAATCTTGATATGCTGCTCACCCAATACACCTTCGATGTTCTTCTGCCAAATCGACCCGACACCGTAATCGACTTCAAACGCCACCCAACTCTCACCGTCCAAACTCTGATACAATACCACCTTGGACGGATGTGTATCGAATACCAATTGCAAACCAAATGTAGACGCAGCAGGCTGAAACTTATACTCCTGATTGGAGCCGGATGCTGCAAAATTGCCGGTTATATCCTTTAATGCCATAATTGTAGATTTTATAAACTTAATACCTGTTTCCGATTCTTACCATCTGCTCTGTAACTTACATGTACCCACGCGAAATTGCTCTCATCAATCAATTGGTCATAGGGCAGATTCTTGCGGATATACTCAAACAACAACTTATTCTGTTGTCTGTCTCCCGTATCGATATCGGCTGCTTCACCCTTCATGTGCTGAGAGGACTTGCTTCCCTTGACAGCTTTATTCAGCTCCGGACAGCGATAACCGCTGTTTACTGTTATAGGCTTCCCCCACCATGTGCGTAATGGGTCCAGTACGTTATCCACCAAGGCAGTAAGAGCCGTTACATGCTCCTGTCTGCATCTGTTGTTGATACCCAAGCGGTCGGCAGTCGTGGACTTGCACAGCTCCGCAATCGTAAAAAATTTCATTTCTTTTCCTCCTTAATTACTTCTTTAATATCTTCTTTGTCAACTTTTAATGTCTTGCCGAAAATCAGCCTGAACGCTTCGACGATATTCAGCTCGATTCCCTTCGGCTTAAGTATGTTGCTGATAATCGAGCACATTTCCAAGAAACACACCATCAGGCAGGAATACATATCAATGTCGTAACGGCTGCCCGATGCCTTGTTTATCATCACCACCATGAAAACAAAGCTGAAGTATGTAACCATCTTGCCCATGGTTCGCCTTACCGCCCGACTGAACCGGACCTGTTCGCCCATTATGATACTCTTTCTCAGCCCGCAGGCTAAATCACATATAATCACGGCAGCAGACACTATCAGCCACGGAATCATGTGTTCTATACTCTCCTGAACGAATGCGGTAGCTATTCCTGCCAATCCTCCGGCTACGCTCTTATCGATGCCATCTCTAACTATTGCACTAATCATTTGTCGGATTAATTTTTAATGTTATATTTGCAAAACCTTGTTAACCGGACGCGAAAGCTAATCTTGATTCCCTGCCCGCCTGAGAAGGTATGCAGGGAGTTTTTTTCAAAATTATTCGGATGATCATTTAAATCGTATGTTCCTGTTTTTTATATATATTTTTTTATCATTGACGCCAATAAACATCCAATTCGTTCATACCCTGATTTTAATGGATGGATGTTAGCCGAGCTTGGGAAAAATTCATTCCAATTAGATGCTGACATATTCATATCCCCCCAAATATCTATCAAAGGTATATTATATAATCCGGATATATTGCTGAATTGTTTCAACGCTTTATTTTTCTTATCCTGCGTATCAGTATACCATCTTGACTCGTCATAAATGCCCTTCTCTGCATTATAGTAATCGTTGGCAGTTTTGGATATAGCCGGGAAATTGACGATAAATATATGTGCTTTGGGAAAATTTCGCAACAGTTCTTCAATAGATGATTTCCATGCGCTTGAAACGCTTGGTATAATCCATTTTTTAACATCCCCCCAATTAACATCTTCAATATCACTTCCTATGAACCAGTAGTAAATTTCCCATGGGGCGTCTGATACAGTCTCAATACTGCAAGACATACCTGTCCCACCGGTATCAGTAAATTTCAATGTGGTCTCATAATCATTATTTCCATTGGTGAAATAAACACTGTTGCCATCACTTCCGGCACTATCAAATATACCCTTATACGAATACTCTACGATTCTATCAATTACATATTGTTTCGTTAATTCATCATCACCTTGCGGAATTACATGTATGTTATAGTCGCTTTCTCCCGGCCCGGCCCAACCGGTTCTAATCCTAACATCACCCTCTTTTGTTGGCAATGTATTTATAATCAATTTCTTTCCATTTGATATTTTTTTCAAACCTACTACTGCATTTAAAGAACGCTCATTTTTGGGTATATCGTTTAGATTCGATGTAGACAATTCATTGACAGAGTAGCTCTTATCCATTTTAAAGGATGGAGCTGCCACATCAAAATCAAATATTCCATCATTAACATTCTCCAATATGATTACAGATTTTTCACCTTTATCTTGAATATACCCTTTCTTAATCAAATTCAGTGTCCTAAAATAGGTTGTACCTATCCTACTCATATCTGATGATGTTCCTCCGATTGATAATGGAAAACTCGGATCTACATTCTTATTTTGGTCAAACTTTATTCCCAAACGTTTTGCAACTTCGTTTTGCCAAACACCGCCGGCGAATAAGCTATCTCCAATTGTATATAATTCAAAACCAGAATACGGATTTCCCGAACCCGGCAAATCATCCACTAACATATCGCTGCTTATACTACGCGGGGGTATAACTTCGGGGTGAAATTGCCTATGAACTATACGTTCGGTTATAAACTTGTAATCACCTGTGGGATTATATACGATTTCACTATTGAGAGAATATCCAAGGTAAGATAATTCTGAGAAATTCACTATCGCATAGCTTTTCCCGCTAAGTCCAAATTTAATGGCAGCATTACTGCCTTGTTTATCTTCAGTTTGTATGGTGTCACCAAAAGGATTAGCGTAAGTTCCATCATTTTTTAGGTAAGCAATTCTGATTCTATTCCATCCCTTCTCCCCATATGCATAAAGAATTTGTTCGAGAGTAAACAGAGGCTTTTCGGGGTTTTTCGCATCTTTTGGAATATCTTCCGAATCAATATATACATCTTTTATGATATTTCCCCAATAGGGAATACTGAGAAATAGAGGATTTATTATTTTTTTGTAAGTATCTATGGAATTATCAGCTATTTTAGCAGTTGTAATGGCACCATCAGCTATCTTATCGGTAATTACCGGAAACGATGCGTTTAATTGGTAGTTTACGATTGCGGTAAACTTAGCTTCGGCACCAGGCTTATTATTCTTTATATATGCCCCAAATACTAATTCTGTATCAGTTTCGAAGTCCTTGATTAAAGGAAGGACATATTCCTCCCCAATGTTAAATTGAGTCTTGTCAAAATAAGTTTTTCCATAATACGATAACATCTCATAAGTATTAGTAGCTTCTCCTTTTAATACGTCAACTCTGAATTTTAAGTAAGAACCGGATTTAAGGCTCAAATTAATACATCTTAAATCTATATTTCCTGCTTGCGAGGGAGTATTTTGTTTAAAAAATGACAAACTACCGTTTTCTTTTTTTAAGTCAAAAAGTTCTTCCGTAAGGTTTTTACGAGTAGTCGGATGTACCACTGCATCAGTGGTTGTAGCAGGATAAATAGTCTGCCCGCCTTTGGTAAGTTTATGAATTTTAGCCATATAATTTTTATTTTAATTTTGTAAATCTATTCTTATCGGTTTCCGATTAAAGGAAACCACTCAATACATCTTCGTATTCCTTATCGGAAATTGGAGAAGAAGAAAGCATCTCATTCTGCACATCCTTTACCACAGAGTCCTTTAATTCGGTACGCTGCTCCTCTGTCATGGATTCCCATGTCATTGGGTCTCCCTTATCGCCCTTCTGATAGTTAGGATAAACGTCAATTGTACCTGTACTGTCATCAGACTTGCCATTGACAAGAACGATGCCTGTAAACTCCATGGATACAAGGTTACAGATACCATCAGCAAAATCAGCATCAGTAAGGTAATACTCGCGTCTGACCGTCAGGTTGCCCGTACGCATGCCATGATTATCAAACACAACCAGCAGGCTGCCATCATCCAGCCTGCGACAGTTCTTGTAATCGTGTCCATCGAAAGAGGCAACAACGGGTTTCGACAATACTGTCTGATAAGTAAACCGGAAAGGAGTTTTCAGGTCTCCATTCAGGTTTTTCTCTATGATTTTAAAATCGGACTGATAATTGATTCTCATAAAACTATAATATTGATGTCACATCGTCAATTTCCTCGGCTGTTAAGTATCCCGACAGGTCTATACTTCCACCTCCTCCTGTCGTACCTGTGGCACTCCATGTGCCTTTTGTTTTGCATTGATAGATTGGTCCCGGTATGGTATCACCTACTACAGCCCAATCACCTACAACCGGGGATGGTATAGCAGCCTTCAACGCCTCGATAGTAGGATATAGCCCCTTGCTGCGGGTGCTGCTTAATTTTATTTTTTCGACTTCAGTGGAAGTCTTGCTAAAATTACTGTTGATGCGGTCGGCAGCATCAGACCAGGTACCTGTTTTAATGACTGTATTGAGTTCCATATTATTTCTTTACTTTTAAAATCCCATTAGTTATAATACCTTCCACCGTCTCATAATCCACATAGACCTGTCCGGTACCGACATCATCCTTACCGGGCCAATGACTGCAACTTATATCCGCCACATACTTAGACACGCTTACCCCATTATATACCGATTTCATCCCGACCATTAATGTTTCACCTTTAGATCCGTAAAACGAGACGTTGTTGGGATTTAACAGGATATCCGTTTTTTCAACATGATTCTGTATTCTGATACGCTCCGGATATACAGTCGTTTCAAGCGCCAGTTGATCATTGACATACTTCCGCAAGATAAGATCGCCATATTCCCATTCGTCCGATGATTTATCAAACCTTAAGATCAAGGTGGCGTGTCCTTCTGCCGTGTACATTTCCAGCGTATTCTTTTCCGGGTCAATGACGATTCGCTTACCATCTACAGAGGTCTCAACCCTTCCCCGGAAAAATCCTCCTAATGCATAAATATATCCTTTTAAAAATACATCACCGCCATGCGTGGCAACAAAATTTGCCATATTCGCCCACTCCGCATCAGTAGGCTGGTAATTGGGGTCGTTACGGAACTTCATTACGGTCATAATAGCCTGTTCAAGTTTGCCACCCGCCCAAAACGCCACATCATCATCATCATTGTATATGCCGCTCACTCCGGCAGTAACCTTCTGCATCTTGCCATCCTTGTAATTACCCAATTGGATCATGTTGGCTAAAATCAGACCACCAAGGATATCCACAGATCCATCTTTAATCGCGTCGGCAATATAATTAATCGCCTGAAAACCTGCCATGGACTTATCATTATCCAGGATGGATGGCTTCCAATCGGTCGCGATAGTTCCTCTTTCTAGCTGAAGTTCACAAACGGTTGCGGTACCACTGAGCATGAAAATACCTGCACCGTTAAAGTTGAATTTAAATGTGAACCTCTGATAACCGGACGTAAGAGGCTGAGTTGTGCTGAAATCGCCACACGAAACAGCCACTGATGTACCTTTTGCTTTAAATGATATAACATAACTTTCTCCTTTAATTAAGGCCACCGATTGTGACAGACTGCCGATTGCGGCGGAATACCCGGAACCGGCATCATTATCGGCGGATACGGTAGCTACACCTGTCCAATACTTTAATTGCTTGCTATACAATTCCTTGTCAGGCGTAAGCTCATCGGAAGAAAACAGTTGCTCGCTCTCATAGTCACCGGTGAATCCGCTATTCCGTAACAGGTTTACCGACCCTAGATGCACGGCATTATATATCTCATCGGGAAGGTCGGTCAGATTGGCGGAACCGGTGGA